ATCGTTCTCAAGCCAAGTCAAGTCTGAGTGTACCTCAAAGGTTCAAGATTTTGGGAGTAAGTTTGAGCCACCGAAGACGTTCATCAAGAACGCGCTCAAGACTGGTATTCAAGATGAACTCCTGGCGCTCTCCAAGTTTAAGGAGATGAAGGAACTCTCCAAATCTGATGGAACACGCAAGTCCAAGATTACTGGTATTCCCAAGTTGGATGACGCCAACAAGGCTGGAACTGCGCACTCTGAGAAGTGTACGCTGATTGTGACGGAGGGGGATTCTGCAAAGACTCTCGCAGTCGCAGGTCTCTCTGTGGTTGGTCGGGATCACTATGGGGTGTTCCCTCTTCGTGGAAAGTGTAAAAATGTTCGGGACGCCTCTGTCGCGCAACTTACATCCAATCAAGAGTTTAATGACCTCAAGAAGATTTTGGGTCTTCAACAGGGTAAGGAATATACGACTGTATCTGAACTTCGGTATGGACGTCTCATGATTATGACCGATGCCGATAATGATGGGTCACACATTAAGGGTCTCATTCTCAATATGATTCACTATTTCTGGCCAAGTTTACTCAAGTTGGGCTTTGTTGTCTCTATGGTCACACCAATCATCAAGGCTACCAAAGGTACGAATGTAAAGTCGTTCTACACAGACTCTGCGTTCCGAACGTGGTATGGCAACGGACAAGCGGGGTGGAGAATTAAGTACTACAAGGGTTTGGGTACCAGCACAAGTGCTGAGGCTCGGGAGTATTTCAAGAAGATTCAGGATCTCACCGTCAAGTTTGACGCGGATGTTATGACCGATAAATCCATCATCCTCGCGTTTGATAAAAAGAAGGCGGATGACCGAAAGACGTGGCTTCTTGAGAGTACTGCAAAGGATGCGACAGAGCTTGAAGTTCCCTACGGGTCAATTAAGAAGTTGGATATCACCAATTTCATCCATAAGGACCTGGTCAACTTCAGCTTGGCAGACTTGAAGCGTTCTATTGCCCATATGGCAGATGGTCTCAAACCGTCTCAACGTAAGGTGATGTTTGCGTGCTTTCACAAGAATCTCAAAGATGAAATGAAGGTGGCCCAATTGGCGGCGTATGTTGCGGATAAGTCGTCCTACCATCACGGTGAGGTGTCCCTCGCAGATACAATCGTCAAGTTGGCGAATGACTACATGGGTTCAAACAACATCAACTTACTTCAGCCGTGTGGTCAGTTTGGTACGCGTCTTATGGGTGGGAAGGATGCGTCTCAAACGCGTTACATCTTCACCAAGTTGTCCAAGGAGACTCGTAAGATCTTTGATCCCCGTGACGACCCAATTCTCAATTACTTGGAGGATGACGGCAACCAGATTGAGCCAGACTTCTACATGCCAACGCTCCCTCTCGTGCTCGTGAATGGTACTGAGGGTATCGGGACTGGTTTCAGTTGCTATGTACCACCCTTCAACCCCAAGGATATCAAGGAGAACATCCAACGAATGCTTGATGGTAAGGCGATCATACCTATGCGCCCTTGGTTCAAGGGATTCAAGGGTGTCGTACACAAGGAAGAGGACACTTGGATGATGGACGGTGTGTGGAAAGATACTGGATCGCGCCTCAAAATTACTGAACTTCCACCGGGTCGTTGGACGCAAGATTACAAGGAACACTTGGACACACTCATGGAAAAGAAGATCATCACCAATTTCACGAACAATTCGACGACTGAAGATGTCGACTTTGAAATCTTTGGATATTCTGGGAAGGATCTAGTCAAGGATCTGAAACTGCGGAAGAGTTTCCATGTCTCAAATATGCATCTCTTTCATCCAACGAAAGGTATTCATAAGTATTCGAGTCCAGAAGAAATTCTCAAAGACTTTGTGGAATTGCGAACCGAGCATTACAGAAAGCGTAAAGAATACTTATTGAAAGTCCTTCATACGAAGGCGACGATGTGTGGATACAAATCCAAGTTTGTGACGATGGTCATCGATGGTGACATCATCATTTTCAAGCGAAAGAAGGAAGATCTCGAGCGACAATTATCACACATATTTCCTAAAATCGATGGAACCTATGACTATCTCCTCAATATCAAGACGGTCCAATACACAGACGAGTGCGTCAAAGAATTACTCGATGAAGCCGACGCGGCGATGCGTGAACTCAAACTCACGGAAAATACGAGTCACATCGATATGTGGAAAACTGATCTTAAAAATTTATAGATATAGAGTAGTATGTGCGACGTCAGTGGTGCGAGCACAGGGGCCATTTTGTCCCTGAACGCACTCGGTAAGCAAGATACATATTTACTATCAGGAAAACCTGAAGATTCTTTATTTAAATACGAAGAGAAGCGACATTCTAATTTTAGCCGATTTCATAGAACCACGACCGTGTATAATCCAGGAGGAAAACTCACGTGGCCATTCAACGAACGCATAAAAGTGACCATGAATCCTCAAAATGCGGGTGATCTCTTGAGTAATATGTACGTGAGTTTGACCCTTCCTAAGCTTCCAGTGGGTCGAAATTACGCCGACCAAGTCGGTCGACATATCATAAAGAGCATCACGATGCGCGTCGACGAACTCGAAGTAGAGACCATCTATGACGATTGGATGATCATACACGATGAGTTATATCTCGAAATGTCTGAGAAAATCACGAATAAGTTTTTGATTAATCGCATGCTTCCGTACGATACATCGGTCGATTCACCGGATTACGCGCAGTACATCTCAGATGTCATCATTCCAATTCCATTCTTTTTTTCGAGAAAGTATGCGAGTGATGAATACGATACAAATAAACCAAACAGACCGTATTTCCCAATGTGCGCGATTCATAAGCAAAAGATCGAGTTTGAAATTGAGTTTCATAAGCAAACATTCTTCACGGACACCGACACGACCATGACACTTCCCGAATTTCACATCATCACTGAAGAGATGACGATTGACCCAGCCGAGCGTCGATTTTACATCACCGAAGACACGACATTCATTACGGACATCGCGATGAAGCACCCAACCATAGAGACTGAGATTGGAACGGATGACATTAAGAATAATTTAGTGCCTTCAATTCCTGTGAAATGTTTACATTGGTTTTTGCGGAATAAAAAGTTTGAAAACGATGGAGAAGCGCGTGGTCCGGGAACACCCGATCAACAATATCTCGATGCATACGAAATTCCTGGATCGACGGGTGCAGATTACTATTATTTTCAAAATAGATTCAACTTTTCAAGCGTACTCGACTTTGATCAATTATATGCATTCTTTTATCCAGTCATGGACTCGGCAAAGTTTTATATTAATGGAAATGATCTTCCAAATATCACGAGTGCTAATCATTCGTATTACAAATATATGACGACGTTTAAATCGAGATTGTCGAGACCGTTTCGAAACATATACACGTATGCCTTCTCGATGAATCCGGTGAATGTGGAACCATCGGGAAGCCTAGATTTCAGTCAGTTAAAATCGGACAAAACAAACATAGAGCTCAAGCTAAAGAGTGGACTTACCGATCAATATTCATTACATATGTATTACACGGGTTATCAAACGTTTAAATTTTCTGGCGGATTTATGTCGCTTGCTTATTAAATAATGTCGTCTTGTTGTCTCGAATGTATTCGATGACGTTATTCTTGATACACCATTTGATGAAATTCAATTGCGCGAGCGTCGTTTGAATTTCCTGAGATGTTCCAGGAACTGTGTACGAAAATTTTTGTGATCGACAGAATGGGTCAAAGAATCGTTTACTGTATCCATCAAGACTCGACTTGTACGCGCAATGTACCGTGAACAATTTTCCATCGGTCGTCGTGTAACTCGTATGATTCTTCTTCGCATAGTTTGTGATAAACCATTCCAAATTGCGAAGAGAAATACCACTCGTTTTGTCTAGGATAGTCAGTAGCGTAGATTTATTCTTATCTTCACCGTAAAAGTTGTTGATGGCATGTAGTAGAATATCGGACTTGTTCATTACTATAGTATACCCTTCAAATCTATAAGCTTGTTTGAAGATGTTGTATTTTCGCACGCTGGACATCCCTTCATGAAAATGGGTGGAAATCCATGTGTGTGCTCCGGTCCACATGTCCGTACGACGGCGACTGGCTGTACGCTCTTCTTTTGTAAGAGATGTGTATCACAATATCCACCATTTTTACCACGCCGAGTACAACGCTTTCCATCCTTCTTCACACCTCGACATAGAATATTTTCAGAGATGTTTGGAATGTCACGAAGTAAAAGCTCCATGGAAATGCCGTGGGTCTTTGATATCTTTTCAATGTACTGTGTGAGACGTTCACTCACGCGTTTTTCAACCTCCTCTTCAAACACCTGTGTCAGTACATTCGACATTTGACTTACTTTGTAATTGCTCGTAATTCTTAAATAACGTTTCAATGGACGTCTTAGTTGCTCGTTTTGCTCGCGGTGGTTTATGTTGTGCGATGATTTCACCAAATATATCCTCCTTTGGATTATCGAATAATGGTTCAAGTAAATCACACACCGGTGTTAAAAACTTATTGACAAAATAATAATGGTAGTCGATCGGGAGGTTGTGCTCTTCTACATATTTTGGATCTTCGGACTTCTCGTACGCTTTAGCTTTGGGG